CCTGGCCAGCAGATCGACCATGAGCTGGTCACGCTCTGAACGCTTGGCCGCCTCGCGCTTGTCCTTGGTCTTCTTGAGCAGCGACGCCAGGGTCAATGACCCGTGGCCAACACCGCGCTGTTCGCTGAAGCTGCCCCACTTGTCTGCGCAGTAGCCTTCGACCCACTTGCCAGACACTGCGGACCAGTTGTCCCAGGCATCAAGCCATTCAGGATCGCCAGCGCCCTGGTGATGCAGCGCAGCACCGACCTTGAGCCAGTCCTCATACCCGCTGTCGGGGTCAAGGTGTGGCAGCACTTCTTGGATCACGCGGTCCAGGTCCCAGTCTTCCAGCTGCGGCTTGTAGTTGGCCAGCGCCATCTCGGCCGCGTCGCCGGTGAGGCTTTCCTGTGAAAGATTCTCGCCCCAAACTTTCTCAACGAACCAGCCCAGGTCTTGGGTGTCGTCAGACAATTTGCCGTGGCCGTTCAATTGGTGGCCAGTGACTGTGAAGTATCGGCCGTCACGGTACAGCTCGACGCCCACTTCTTTTTTCGTGCGGCTGCCGTCAAGGTTTGTGCGAGCAAAGATTTTGATGCCGGTGCCAGACGGGCTGACTTCAGCGTAGCCGTCGACACGCTCCAGTACCTCGGTGGCCAGCGCCGTCAAGCTACCGTCGGCACTGCGGCAGTCGTCAAGATCGATGCCTTGCACGTCAGCGCCGAGCACCAGGCCGATACCGTCGAAGCCGTCGCCCATGATCAGCGCGTCGCACACGTCGTCGTAGGTTGCCCAGGTTGCAGCGTTCGTCGAGCTGGCCGCCGTGCCGTCGACGGTCATGGGCATCTTGGTCCAGACCTTGTCGCCGTTGGGCTTGCTGCGTTGAATCAGCTTCCACATCACCCACCTGGGAATGTCTTTGAGCTCTTGGGGTATGCCGTTAAGTTGTACGGGTAGAACTGAAGGTCTGATCATCGGTCACCACCCATCACGAACTGGGGTTGTGACCGCAGGATTTGCGCTTGGATCAACGCCTTGCGCAATCCGTTGTAGCTGTCAGATTGAATGAGCGCGGCCACGACCACGCCCTTTTGTTCTTCTGGAATACCTGCCTCTTCGACCGAGTTCAAACAGTCGTTGAGGAGGTCGTCAAAATAAGCCTGTCTTGTTGACATGCTGTCTCCTTCATAGTCCACCGGCATCCGGCCGGTTCGGTAAGTCTTCGTCTCTCCGAAGTGTCAAGCCGTTCTGCTGGACTTCTGCACCCCAGGCTTTCTCACGACGCAATTACAAACAATCCAGCTTGTGCGGCACCCCGACACTTGGGCCGACAAGGGCAGCCTTACGGCTGCGCGAGTAATTCTTTACAACGGGCGATAGCCCTTGCGCTTGCCAAATGCTGCGCCCTTTTTGTGGCCAGGCTTGTGGTAGCGGCCGGGTCCTTTTTTCGTGGCGGATGGATATTTCATGGTCGTCCTTTCAGTTGATAGTTGTGGGGCCAGGCAAGTGCACAAGCAGTGCACGCGTGACGTGTTCTTTGAATGTGCGCATGGCCAATGGATCACACACGATGATCACGCGCAAGCCCTCCGGCTCACAGTCGAAAACGATCTGTTGCCCTTCGAGAATTGCGCGCATTGCATCCATGGATAAGATCACTTCAAGCTCATTCATTTCACCGCTGCCCAGTCGATGTCCGGGCGCAGATCGTCAGCACGCAAACGCAAGCGTTTCTGCTTGGCCAAGCGCAGCAACGAAGGCACCCGATCGATGGGCACTTGGTCCTTGCGCAGCCAATGGCTGACCGCCTGGCCACGAATGTCCAGGTGGCGGCCGATTGCTGCGGGGCCTCCAAGGCGTTGAATAATTTCGGGTAAAGTCATGCCGCGCAGGATAGCACAGATTTCGATGGGCGTAAGCTGTGGTATCGCTGCAACAAAATAAATTTGACGGACCCATCGTAAGCTGTGCTAACATCGCTCACACCAAAACAGTAAACAAGGAATTCAGAAATGAAGCAAGTACCCTTTCAAAGCCGGGCGCTACCATCCGTGTCAGCCAACAGCCCCGAGTTCAAGTGGACCAGCGGCGCAGATGTCCAGGCAACCTGGATGCGCCTCACCGACTGGCGTCCCATCTACACCAACCAGCCTCCCAAATACATCGAGCCGAAAGAAACTTTCGTCACCGTGTTGGCCGACCGTCGGAGGGCTGGCAAATGAGAGAACGCAAAGACCCCCGCATTGCCGCTTACATGCGCAAGCGCCGCGAAGAGATGGCAGCACCAGAGATTCGCGCCTTTCCAAAGCTCGGCACTTTTTGCACGACCAAAGAGTACATCGAGAAATACTACGCGATGAACGGCTTGACCGGCGCGTCAGGCGAAACAACTGAAGACTATGTGGCCGGATTGTTTGGCCCACTGTCCACCGAACCCGTAACCCTGTAACCCAAGAAAGAGAGATGGCAATGATTCAAATTACATTCACCCCTGAGACCCCCGCGCAAGCCGCTGTTGTGGCCGAAGCGATTGGCAAGTACCTGGGCACCGTAGCCGCTGGCGAGACTGTCGCTGAGGTAAAGGACCCCGTCGCGGAAGCCCCAAAATTAGCACGGGCGAAGAAGCCCTCTACCGATGCGAATACTGCGAAGCCCGAGAAGGACTCTTCTACTCCAGAGACCTCTGCGCCGACTGCTCCCACAAAATCTTCTACGGATGAACCCGCAAGCCAGGTCACCCTGGAAGAAGTTCGTTTGGTCCTGGCCAACCTGAGCCAAGGCGGCAAAGCTGCTGAGGTCAAGAGCTTGATCGCCCAATTCAAAGCAGCCAAGCTGACTGAAATCCCGGCCGACAAGTACGCCGAAGTCCTGGCCGCTGCAAAGGAGCTGTGATGTACGAGCGCAACTACGCAACCGAAGAGATGGCCAAGCGCGATGCCTACGCACAAGAGCAACATCTTCGCCCCGGCCCGATCATGGGCGGAACTATTGCCCAGCGCGAAGTGCCTATGGCCGAGACCATGAACCGCTTGATGGGAGTGATCAGCGCGATCGACGACGCAATCAACGAGCTGGACCAGCGCACGCATGTCATGCGCCAGCCCTGCCCCGCTGTCAACCCTAAAGAAGCCCGGCCTGAGCGCAGCTATAGCCCCCTGGTTGGATCGCTCAATGAGCAGATCATGCGCCTCGAACGACTGCACCTCAGCATTCGCCAGATCACATCAGAATTGGAGATTTAAATGACCGTAGTAACCGTGATCATCAAAGACAACCGCAACGAAGCCGGCGAGGAGATCGTCGAGATGGAAGGGCACATGGACCCACCCGATGCGATCGACTTGCCACCCACGCCGTCACTGATTGTGGGCAGCTACATCGCAGCCAACAGCGAAGCAATTTGCAAGGCTGCCATCGCTTGGTTTGCCGGCATGCAGAAAGCCCCCGACGTTGAAGAGCCTGTGATCAAAGCACCGCAGATCATCCTGCCTGACGACGGCATCCACGGCGTGCCGGTATGAAACAGTACGACCCCAACTGGCCGTTCCCCCAGTACGACGAGAACGGCAAGCAGCTGCTGCCGGCCAACTGGGGTAAGCGCCAGCGCAAGCAACCGATCGAGTTAGAAGACTTTGAAGAGGCACCCGTATGATTCCAACGATCGAAGAGATTCTGGTCAAGCTGGCCAATGGCGACATGGCCATCGACGACGCTGATCACTGGATCAGAGAGCACCTCTCCCTTGCCGAAAACACGGGCCACCTGCGCGACTTGTTTGCTGGGTTGGCAATGCAGCAAGTAATGCGTGAGTATGTAAAAGATTTAAGAGACATTAGCCGCCTCGACTTTGATTTGGCAAACGTCGCATACAAGATGGCAGACGCAATGATGGAAGCGAGAAACCCATGACAAGAGCACACGCAAAGCTGTCCGCCTCGGGCAGTGAGAAGTGGATGACCTGCACGCCCAGCGCGCAGCTTGAGGACGGCTACGCCGACGAGGGCAGTGTGTTTGCAAGCGAAGGCACGTTCGCCCACACAGTCTTTGAGCTGGACATGCGCATGTACCTGGGTGCAATCACCGGCAAAACTTTTCGGGCTGAACAAGACAAGTTCAAGACCAACAAGTTCTACACGCAAGAGCTGCGCGAGTACGTCTACGCTGCTTACAGCTACGCCATCACGCGAATTGAAGAGGCCCGTGCACGCTGCAAGGACCCGATCATTCTGGTCGAGCAACGCCTTGACTTCAGCCGCTGGGTACCCGAAGGCTTTGGCACCGGTGACCTGGTAATCATCACCGACGGGCTTGTCGAAGTGCTGGACCTGAAGTATGGCAAAGGCATCTACGTCAACGCCGTGGACAACAGCCAGATGCGTTTGTATGGCCTGGGTGCATACAACGAGCTGGCCCACCTGTATGACCTCGAAGCTGTGTCGATGACCGTGTTGCAGCCACGCCTGGACAACTGGAGCAACGAGACCATGACGGTCGAGGCTTTGCTTGAGTGGGCTGACAAAGAGGTTGTGCCCAAGGCCAAGCTGGCATGGGCAGGTGAAGGCGACTTCGTTGCCGGCGACCACTGCACCAGCTGCTTTTGCAAAGCGCGCTACACATGCAAGGCCAGGTCCGACCAGTCGTTGGCCGTGGCCCAGGCTGAGTTCGGCCCCATCGAAAACGCGCAGCCACCATTGCCGCAGTCGTTGTCGGTCGAGCGCATCGCGCAGCTGCTGCCCAAGGCTGACATGGTGATCGATTGGTTCAACGACCTGAAGGCATACGCCCTTGAGCAAGCAACCAAGCACGGCAACGTCGTGCCAGGCTTCAAGCTGGTCGAGGGCCGAAGCAACCGCAAGTACAGCGATCAAGATGCCGTGGCTTCAAAGCTGCGTGCGTCCGGCATCCCTGACGAAGTCCTGTTCGAGCGCAGTCTTCTTGGCATCACTGCCATGGAGAAGGCGATCGGCAAGAAGGTGTTCACCGAAGTGCTGGGCGATCTAATCGTCAAGCCCGAAGGTAAACCCACGCTCGTACCGGAGAGCGATAAACGCCCGGCCCTGCCTTCTGCTGCATCCGCATCGGAAGACTTTTCGTAAATCAGTAAACAAGGAAAACTGAAAATGGCTACTACCACCAACGCTTCAACCAAAGTGATCACCGGCAAAGTGCGTTTGTCCTACGTCAGCGTCTTCGAGACCAACGACAAAGGCAAGTACAGCACAGCGATCTTGATCCCCAAGTCTGACAAGGCCACGATCGACAAGATCAAAGCCGCCATCGAAAGCGTCAAGACTGAGGCCAAGAGCGCCCAAGTTTGGGGGTCCAAGTTCCTCGCGAGTTTCAAGACACCACTGCGTGACGGCGACACCGATCGCGACGTGGAAAAGAACCCCGAGTACAAGGGCTGCTACTTCGTCAACTGCAACAGCGGCCAAAAGCCTGGGGTTGTGGATGCGCAATTGAACCCCATCATGGATAAGTCCGAGGTGTACAGCGGCTGCTATGCCCGCGTGTCGATCAACTTGTATCCATTCAACGTCGACGGCAACAAAGGTATTGCTGCCGGTTTGAACAACGTGCAAAAGCTGGCCGACGGTGACGCGTTGTCCGGCCGTGCTCGCGCCGAAGACGACTTCACTGCCGTCGAAGACGACTTCCTTTCTTAACCCCTGGAGAAAACCATGACTGAACAAGTCCAACCCATCGTGAATATCAAGTTCACCCCCGCCGGCGCTGAGCTGGTAATCGGCGCATTGCGCAAGCTCCCCCATGAGCAAGTGCATGAGCTGGTCGAGCAAGTCTTTGCCCAATACAAGCAAGAGATTGCCCGATTGAAAGCCGATGCCGAAGCAGCGCAACGCCAACTGGATGCTGAAGTGAGCGACGTTCAGCCCAAGGCTGAGTAAGTTTGCAGACTGCGGTGTTATGAGCGCCGCTGCAATGACACCCCGGAAAGACGGGGACCTTTCGGTGAGGGACCACCTTCACCAAAATGGAAAACGACTACACACCCGAAGAGCTTTGGATGCTGATCCGCCGGTACGAGGCGCTGATCCTGAAGCTACTTAAACAATTGGAACAGCATGACTGACCTACCGACATTTAGTGTGCGAAAAAACACCATCACGCACGAAAACCCTACGGTCATAACCGACGGCATCATGGTGTGCAAAGAGGCTTACATTGAAATTGATACCAGCCACATGGGGCAAGACTTTGTGCTTCGCTTGATGTACCACATGGGCGAGGGGCACATCCGCGTGAAAGTTGCACGCATGAAAGAACAAGCATGATCACCCTTCGCATTGACCTTGAAACATACAGCGATGTCGACTTGAAAAAGTGCGGCGTGCACAAGTACGTTGAGAGCGACAACTTCCAGGTGATGTTGTTTGGCTTCAAGTACGGCAGCGGCCAGGCTTACGTCGTGGACCTGATGGCCGGCGAGGAAATCCCAGCGCACATCCTGACAGCCATCGACGACCCGACAATTCAGAAGACCGCCTACAACGCAGCCTTCGAGCTGGCCTGTTTGAACAAACACTTCGGCCGCGCGCTTGACGTAAAGCAGTGGCGCTGCACCAGCGTGCACGCCCTGTACCTCGGCATGCCCGGCAACCTCGCCGACGTGGGCCGCGTTGTGGGCCTGCCACCTGAGAAGCAAAAGATGTCGATCGGCTGGTCGCTCATTCGCTACTTCTGCCTGCCTTGCAAACCGACCAAGGTCAACGGCGGGCGCACACGCAATTACGCCCGGCACGACCCGGCCAAGTGGCAGCTGTTCAAAGACTACTGCGCCGGCGACGTTGAGAGCGAACACGCCATTGCCGAGAAGCTGGCCAAGTTCCCAGTGCCTGCAAACGAATGGAAGCTGTGGCACCTTGACCACCGCATGATGACCAAGGGCGTGAAGCTGGACCGCAAGCTGGTTGATGCAGCCATCGAGTGCGACGGGATTGTGCGCCAGCGCACATTGGCCGAGGCCGTGCGGCTCACCGGTTTGGAGAACCCCAACTCCCGCAATCAGCTGCTTGCCTGGTTGCAGGAAGAGGAGGACGACGCCAGCATCGTGGACCTGACCAAGAAGACTGTGCCCACCTTGCTGGCCAATACCGACAGCGACGTGGTTAAACGCGTGCTGGAGCTGCGCCAGGAATTGGCCAAGACCTCGGTGACCAAGTACCACGCAATGGCCAGGGCGATGTGCGCCGACGACTGCGTGCGTGGGCTGACCCAGTTCTATGGTGCCAACCGCACCGGCCGATGGGCTGGCCGGATCGTGCAAGTGCAGAACCTGCCGCAAAACAAACTCAAGGACATCGCCCTGGCGCGTGACCTGTTGAAGTCCGGCGACTACGAAACCCTGGAGCTCATGTTTGGCAATGTGCCTGACACGCTCTCACAGCTCATCAGGACGGCGTTTATCGCCAGGCCAGGGGCTAGGTTCATCCCTGTCGATTTCAGCGCCATTGAGGCCCGTGTGATCGCTTGGATGGCATGGTGCGTGTGGCGGCTTGAGGTGTTTAAGACCCACGGCAAAATTTATGAGGCGTCAGCTGAGCAAATGTTTAAGCTGCCGGCCGGATCGGTGGGCAAGAAGTCACCGTACCGCCAGAAGGGCAAGATCGCCGAGCTCGCTTTGGGTTACCAGGGCGGAGCCGGTGCACTCAAGACCATGGGCGCTTTGGCCATGGGCCTGACTGAGGACGAGCTGGACCCCATCAAGGTGGCGTGGCGCGAAGCCAACCCCGAGATCGTTCGTCTGTGGTACGCCGTTGAAGAGAAGGCCAAGCAGGCAGTGGGCCGGCGCACAAGTGAGGTGCTGGCCATTGCAGGCAGCCGCACTGAGCTGCGCTTTAGCTGGGAGTCTGGGTTCCTCACGATCCAGCTGCCGTCGGGTCGCAAACTCTTCTATGTAAAACCACGTATCGAAGTTGAGGATTTGGTGCGCGAGACCAGTGCCGGCGGAAGCTACGTGCTGGCCCGTGCCGGGTCCCTGACCTATGAGGGTTTGGACCAAAAGACCAAGCAGTGGACCAGGCTGTCCACGTATGGCGGCAAGTTGGTGGAGAACATCACGCAGGCGATTGCCCGTGACTGTCTGGCCGAGGCGATGCTGGCGCTGGATGAAGAGGGTATCGAGCAGCTGTTCACTGTGCACGACGAGGACGTGACCGAAGTGCCGTATGGCCAGGGCACATTGCAACAAGTCGAAGAGATCATGGGCCGCAGCATTGGCTGGGCACCCGACTTGCCGCTGCGCGGCGACGGCTTTGAAACTGAATACTACATGAAGGAGCTTGACTGATGGGCAAGGATAAAGACGCAAGCTGCGACGGCATTGGACCTTTGAAAGTCGAGCTGGATAAAACCTGGCACACCACCCCGGCCAATGTCTCGGCACCGATGGCCGGCATCAAGCACGACCACATGAAGCGTGACTTCACGTTGCTGCCGTGGGATTCGGTTGAAGAGATTGTGAAGGTGCTGGAGTTTGGCGCGGCCAAGTACGCACGCGACAACTGGAAAAATGTTGAGGCTGATCGTTATGTCAAGGCTGCGTTCAGGCACCTTGTGGCTTACAGCCAAGGCGAGCAGAATGACAAGGAAAGCGGGATGCCCCACCTGGCGCATTTGGGTTGCTGCGTGTTGTTCTTGCTTAGCCTGGAGAAAGAACCATGAACTGCTGTGATGAGTATGGCAACTGCAATCAGGGGCGTGACTGCCCCGTGCGCCAAAAGAAAGAATGCCAGTGGTGCCACGGCATCGGCTATGACGCCAGTGGCTTGACGTGCGTGTGCCAGCCAGAGCATCCGGGTAATTTCCTTGCGGTGCTTTACGGCTTGTTCATTGCGGTGATGGTAATCCTGATGACGGTAAAGAGTTGTTCAACATGAAATGTCCGGTATGCAATACGTGGGTGATGGTCAAAGAGACCAGGGCCCGACCAAACAACGTGGCTTATAGGCGCTATGAATGCGCAAACGAGCACCGGTTTATTACGCTTGAAAAAGTAGAACGTGTT